GAAAGCTATATGTAATAGTACTTTTACCCTTTTTTATATAGTGTAGTTATATAGAAAAAGAGTGAAGTTACGGGGTAAAAGCGTGCAGTTATGCCCAAAAAAGGTGAAGTTTTGCCCTCAGATCGTGCAGTTTTGAAAGGGCGAGTGCTGTTTTGGGAGGGTATTGGGGTCCACTCGTTCGTTGCGGTGGGCCGCTATACTAGCCCCATGGTTTCCACTCAATTTGACGAGCTTGCGGGGGAGCGCTGATGGAGCTTCATCAGGAACTCGCGCTGCAATGGTTGGCGAAGTATCGGCAGAAAGAATCACCCGCATCAATCCCGTCTCTGCGCCAGTTCGTAGAAGAGGCATGGTCGGAGGTTTTACACCCGTCGGAGCCGCTGGAGTTAGACGGCGCATGGTACATAGACCTGATCTGCGAGTGGCTAACGGTCATCACTGTATCTAACGCCACTGGGATTGGGCGTCCTGATATCGCTGATCTACTCCTGCGTCCTTATGGGCTGACTTCTGCCACAATCCCCGCGTGGCTCTTAGAAATCAAGCGGTTATCCATCAATATCTCCCCGCGCTGCTCTAAGTCCACCATCGTGACAGTGTGCTGGCCATGCTGGGAATGGTTGGCAATGCGGTGGATCACCTACATGTGCCTTTCCTATGACCAGGGGCTAGCCAGTGACCACAACGACGATCGCCGCAGCATCATCAGGTCTGACTGGTATCAGAAATTGTCCGGCGGCATGGCACTGTCAAACTCCAAAAACCGGATCACAGAATTCAAGAACGATGCTCAAGGGCAAATGGTAGCTCGTGGACTGAATGCTGGTGTAACTGGTGGTGGTGGTCTGCGGATTATTTTTGATGATGGCAATGACCCTAACAAAGTCGAATCCCTACCCCTGCGGACAAAGGCGGCTAAATCATTCAAGGACTACTCGGTGACGCGGGCGAACAATCCTCAACAGATTTACGTGGTCAACGTGCAGCAGCGAACCCATGCTGAAGACATATCAGGGATTATCGAATCAGACCCAGACTGGCATCACGTCATCATCCCTATGGAGGCGGAAAAGCATGAGGTCTTAGAGTTCCCGTTGTCTGGGCGATCTGTCACACGGGAGCCAGGGCGCCTAATGCACCCTGAACGCTTCCCCCCCACTGTCATCTCCACACTGAAGCGCAATTCGTTGTTATGGGCAGGGCGGTATCAGCAACGCCCCATGACAGCAGGCGGTGGTATGTTCAAGATTGGCAATTGGCGGCTCTATGTGGACTTGCCAGCCTGCGATCGCACCATCCTGTCCTGCGATGCCACCTTCAAGAAATCGGACGGATCCGACTTCGTCGTAATTGGTGCGATTGCTCAGAAATGTAATGTCAGGTCATTTACGGGGCTCGACGGCAAGCTCATTCAGGAGCATGATTACTATCTCCCAGGGCTGTGGCGGGCTAAGGCCGGCATTACCGACACGCAGAACGGGCTGCGCGAGATGGCGGCAAAGTACCCGGAAGCGATTACCAAGCTGATTGAGGAGGCCGCCAATGGTCACGCCATCATTGAACAAATGAGCAGCTCAATGCATGGCGTTACGGGATACAAGCCGGGATCCGAATCGAAGCTGTCCAGAGCGGGCGCTATTCAGCCAATTCAAGATGCGCCACGGCACAGCGTTTTGTTGCCGATTGCGGACTGGGCAAAAGCGGCTGTGACCAGCACGGGGCGGGACTCGATTACGTTGGCGGAATGGTGGGCATTGCACCCGCCCGCGCACAAATCAACCGCAGAGCACGCACCCGTTGATGATTGGGTGAAAAACTTTATTGACGAGTTAGCGCTGTTCCCCAATGGAGCAAACGACGACCAAGTGGATATGTTGTCCCAGGGAATTAACTGGCTAGAGGCGAGTGCAATAGTCCCAGATTTTGGCGTCACAGAGGCTTCCTGGGGCTATTAATCCCATCTTCTCGCAATACCCGCGTCCTTGGCGTAAATCTGCGGTTCCCATTCAGGGCTATCCCGGTCCAATGTCGCTAGAATAACTTAACGCTTTGGACCGCATCAGAAATGGCACGACGAACGCTTTCTCCGTATCAGCAGCTCAACGATCGCTTATTTGTCGAGTACTCTGCCGCTACAGGCGCAGAGGCTATCAGAATCCGCAACCGAATTGCACGGGAAAACGTAGACCTGATCCGCAAGATTGCCTGGCGCTGTGTGGGCACTTGCCGCGAAGAGTTTGACGACCTGTACCAGATGGGCTTCATTGGTTGCATTAAAGCCATTGAGCGATTCGACCCTAGATCTGGCAATAGTTTCAGCTCGTTTGCGGTGCCCTACATTCGGGGTGAGATTCTGCATTTCCTGCGTGACCATGGTAGTCAGGTAAAAATCCCCCGTCGCTGGCGTGAGTTGGTGGCGCGGTACAAGCGGTTTCAGTCGCTCTACATTCGTCAGCATGGCAAGCCGCCCACTGATGAGATTGTTGAGCAGTTCCTAGGGCGTTCGATGGCTGACATTCTGCAAGCAAGGAACGCTGTGGACTGCGACAAGCCAGATTTGTTTGAGGAAGATTATCACGATGTCATCGGTTATGAGGAGTCCGCATGGCATGACATCGAGCCGCTGATGGAGTTTGCACGGGAAAAGATTTCAAGGTCTAGTCCTGAGTTTCTGCAAATCATTGAAGCGGCGTTCTTCGCGGGCGGCCCTAGCCCTAAGAATCTAGAACCGCAGTTAGAGTCTGCCTTGCTTGTGTTGGCGGCGTAGGAACCCTACAGGAAATTATCGCGGCTCTCAGATGTCATACGCAGCACCACCGACAGATCAAGGGCATTTACCTTGCTATCAAAATCCGGAATACATGGCGTCCGCCGATGACTTGGATTTGGTGACAGATGTCTGGGGTGGGCTGCGCGGGAAGTTGCCCAAGTACCTGGTAAAAGAGGTTGGGGAGAAGCCTCAATCCTATCGAGGGCGGCTCTCACGGGTCAGGTTTGACAACCGGTTTACTCCGACCATCAAGGGGCAGTGCGGCATTCTGTCTAAGTTTGCATTCAGGGAAGATGCGGCGGAGTCGATTTTGCTGGCACAGGAAGATGTGGATCTGCGTGGCAATGACCTCACGACCTTCCTGAACTCTGCCGATGAAGCAGTGCTAAGAGACGGGGGTGTGGCAATTCTGACGGAATATCCCGAAGCGGATCCAACCATTCAAAGCGCCGCTGATTTTAATGCCAGCAACCGTCGCCCCTACCTGGTGCTGGTAGACCGCCGGGATATTTTGAATTGGGCTATCATCCAGGAATATGGCGCCTCGGTTCTCTCACGGGTTACAGTTCGCCGCAGAGTTCGCATCCCTGATCAGGACTTTGGTGAGAAGATTGTGACCGTTTACCGAGTGATGACGCCGGGCTATTACGAAGATTGGGAAGTGATGGTGCAAGGGCGGAAGTGGGTAAAGACTCCACACCTTGACGCCAATGGGCAACCATCGCGGGGCTACACCAGTCTCAATCGAATCCCTCTGGTCTGGTACGCGGCAAATGGGCGATCGCTGTTTGAGGCAGAGATTCCATTCCTAAACCTTGCGGAGCTGAATATTGAGCATCTGCAAAAGAGATCCAGCCTCAATGAAGTTCTCTACAAAATGAATATGCCGGTGCCTGTGAGGCGGGGCGCAAAACCCCTCGCTTCGCAAGTGCCAGGACAGCCGCCTATCTTTCCGCCACTGGTTATCGGTCCCAACTCAGTGGTCGATATTCCAGTTGATGCTGACTTCTTTTTTGCTGAACCTTCCGGCAATGCGATCACCTCATCTCAAACTGATATTGAAAAGCTAGAGTCGGCAATGGGACGGGTGTCGCTGTCTGCGATGTCTGGCGTTGGCGATGCAGCAAAGACCGCCACAGAATCAATGCTGAATGCCGCGCAGTCTCAATCAACATTGAGTGGCATGGCAAGGCGGAAAGAAAGCGCTGTACAGGCGGTGTTTACCGACTGGGTGGACTACACGGGCGAACCCGTAGGCGGCGGAATTGAGGTCGATGAATCGGTCCTTCAAGCGCCCGCAACGCCGGATGAAATCAGAACAATCCTAGACGCCATGGGGATTCAGCTTTCTGATGGACTGGCGCTGAAAATGTTGGCAGATCGTCAATGGCTCCCCGATGGAACCGACATTGAAGTTGAGCTGCAAAGCCGTGGGCAAATCAAACAGGAGCAACTGAATGGAACCGGACAAGTCATGGACGCCGCCGGGCAAGCCCCTACGTTTATCTGATTCGGGCAATTGGGCCGTGACACTGAAGGGGATTGAAAGTGCGATCGCTGATGCATTGCCAAGACTCAAACCCTACCTCAAGGCGAAAATCAAGAGGCGCTGATGGTCACTTACGATCCACGGGCGGGGCAATATCGAGGCGACAACGGGCGATTTGTTGGCGCTGCGGTTGTGCGCGACTTGGTGGATCAGGAAATCTACCGCACGCGAATCCGGCTGCAAGCCCAATCCAGGCTCTTGGCGGCGGGCGTGTTGGACCTCCCTGCCTGGCAGTTATCTGTGGCGGGGCTGATTAAAGACTCCCACATCAGAATGGCGGCATTCGCGGCGGGCGGCTCAGAGCAACTCACTCAGCAACAGTACGGCGCTGCGGGCTATCAGATTAAGCGACAGTTCCAATTCCTGGACAAATTCGCGCAGGACTTAGCCGATGGCAAGCTATCGCCCAATCAGGCAATCCAGAGGGCGGGGCTGTACGCCGAATCGGCAAAGCTCACCTTTTCCCGTGTTGAGCAGTTAGCAAGGCAAGGCGAGGGCTTTACGGCGGGGAAACGGCTACTGGATGCCCAGGCTAAACATTGCCCTGAATGCCTGGAGTATGAGCGGCGTGAGTGGGTGAGCATAGATGACATCATGCCGGTGGGCATCAATTGCTCTTGCCAAAATCACTGCAAATGCCGGGTGGTTTATTCAAGGGTGATCCTGAGCGATCGGTTGGTGGCTTAGAATTGGGGTGGACAACATTCGAGAAAGCTGATGAGTGAAACCAATGAGCCATGGAAGTCCCCGGCGTCAAAGCTCGGGAAAGAAGATGACTTGGATCCACTGACAATGGCGGCGGCGAAGTTCCCTAGATCTAAGCGCGGAGAAAACGTCAGCGTGATGTCGAAGCGCCTGCCCGAGACGATTTATATTGAATTTGCCAGCAAATCGATGTGGCGTGCATCTATGCCCGCAAAACCTGGGGCTGAAAAAACGAAGTTTCTATTCCTTGATTTTGAATAGCTGAAGGACTTGACTGAAGATCCGCAACCCCAAGCTAGCCCTTGGGTTTTTGTTTTGCGGCTAAAGTAAGTCATCCTCAATTCCGCTCAAATGTTCAGTAAGTCTGACTTGACAAGATCACCCAGCAACATCTGCATCTTCTGCAATTGCCCCGTCGTGATGTCGCCCAGCGCCAAAAACTGGGCGCTCTTCAAGTGGACGAATGGGAAGCTCATCATCAGCGAGCGCCCTGGGCACAAGAATTGCTACGTTGACGACGATGGCGACGAAATGGATGTTTAGCGGACGTGGGAATCCTATTAAAAAGCCTGGGTTCCCTGATGCCATTCACCACAGACCAGAAGTACAAGGCTCTCACTCACCTGAACAAGGCGCTTATCCGCACGGCTCCCTATGCGTCTGCAGCGCGTCCTGACTGGCAAACCTACGACCCCAAACTAAACCCTGCTGAATACTACGCTGGGCAGATGGTGCCACGGTTGTTTGTGTTTGCCGACATCTCCGCACGGATGGACGTGATTGGGGTTGTCGATGCGCTTGTGACAGATGTGGTGGAAATCATCACCGAACTTGACGCACTCAATACGCGGATCTCGACATTGGTTGGCAGCGGATCCGGGGCGATGATTCGCGCTGATGTGGTTGAGTGGTTGCCAGGGCAAACGGTGACAGATGTGTTTGGCAGGCAGGCAGAGCTAATCGAATATCTCAGAATGCACCTGAGCTTGCCGCCAACTCCCCGAGTGGAAGCCGCATATCTGGGGAGGTCTTAATGATTAGCATTGACCTCAACTTAGGTACATTCGCGCTGCTGCTCACGCTGTCGGTTTACCAGCAGCAATTTGAGCATTTTAAGGCGCTGATCCAAGCGATCGCTCATCAAGTGCCCGACAAAGACGCCAAATGGATTTTTGCCACGGTGCGACGGTCTATCGGTGATTCGCGCCAAGCCTGGTTTGAATCCGCCATTGAGCGAGTGAGGAGTGGGTATGACGAGTAGTCCCTTTAGCGCGGTTGGCACCAACGTTGTTCTCACATTCTCCCCTCGAATTGGGCTGCTAGTTCGCGACCCTAGCTCTGGTAATATGGTGCCCCGCGAAGGTCCGCCAGTCAAGGTTACGGCGCTACTGTCTCAGCTCTCACTCCAGTCAGCGCTGCAAATTGTGCGGCAGCCTGGCGTGAACGATGAGGCTGTGCTATTGGCGGGCTACTGTGTCAATCCAATGATTTTGCCCAAGACAGTGGAAGCCGGAACGTGGGCGATCGCTGAATACTCTGGGCTCAGAGGGCAGTTCTATTTGAATTCACCCATTCATCCGCCCTATGGCAGGGCGGGTATTGGCAAAATCACAGAACCCGCGACGGGTACCAAAATTACAGGTTGGTTCCAACCTGACAAACAATGAAGCTCAACAAGGCAAATCTAAATGCATCGATTAGCGTGGCGTTTTATGCGACGGTTCAGGGCTTTGCGGAGACTTGCAAGGATCAAATTAGCGACCCCATCTGGGATTGGCCACGCGGCGAGAGTCCCCGAGATATTGTTGACACTGGTGAACTCCGCGACTCTATGGTGGTGAACTTTACGGATGAGAACAATACGGCGCTGATTGAGTGGACAGCTGATCACGCCGCCAAAGTTCACGAGGGCGATTACTCGGGTAAGTTTGTGATGCCCGGTCGCCCCTGGACGCACACAGCCCGGCGTGAGTTTGACATTGCTGAAGAGTTTGGGAATGCGCTGAGAGAGGAGCTATGACGTATCTAGAACTGCGGACGCTATTAGAAACGACGCTGGGCAATCGCCTGGGCACCTATACCATTCTGGGCGCAAAGACTCCGGCGATCGTGGGGCTGGACGCGGGCGAGTCTTTGGAAGATGGGCGCAAGGTCGCTGGACTGGAGTGTGTCATCTCTCGAACCCCGGCACAGTATCCCAAGGCGAGATATGGAATGAACTTGCTGGTCAAGAACTGGCAAGTGTTTTTGATTCAATGGGCAGGGCAGCCACGGGTATTGGACGAGTCGTTAGTTGCTGAAATTCTGGTGTTGTTCCCCAGCAGCACGGCAGTCCCGCTTGGATTGGATCAACAACGGGAAATCATAGCCAAGGTTTCACTCCGGCTCAATGACCAGACCGATTTGGTGTAGTGGGAACTCTACAGCGACCTTTAGCGGCGGGATGCCCTAAACATGAAATATCAATTTGCCTCGGACAACTTTGGTTATGGACATTCTGTAGAATCCCAAATGGGACGGGGGATGTTTGCCCCTCGGATCACTTTTGAAGACGACAATGGCGCGGGCGGGGGATCTGGAGCAGGTGGAATAGCTACGCCCCCGACGGTTGAGCCCTCAGAACCTCCAGCGGGTGAAGATTTGGCAGGACTGAAGTCGGCTCTAGAGAAAGAACGTGCCCGTGCCAATGCGGCTGAGAAAGCATTTAAGCAGCAACAGGAATCCATTAAAGGGATTGACCCAGAGAAATATAAACAATTTGAGACGTTGCAGGCGCAGGCCGAGCAATGGGGGCAGCGGGAAACAAAGCTGCGGTCTGAGTTTGAAGAGCAACTACAGCGCAGTGTTCAGGTAGAGCAAGGCAAGGTCGCTGAAATTCAGGAGCAATACAATGGGCTTCTGAAGCGCACGGCGATCGCTCAAGCGTACCAAGCCTGCCCAACTCCAGGGCGCATGGGCGGCGGTGAGGATGGTGTGAACTTCTTCGACTCCTTCTGCACGCTCATCGAAAAAACGCTGCGGATGAATGACAAAGGTGAGCTGGAAGTTTTAGACGGTAACGGAGTCCGGCGCTATTCCTCCAAGGATGCTAGCAAGCTGATGTCCGCCACTGAGTATTTCTCTACCCTGTCAGGGCATCCGGTGTATGGGCAGTATTTTCAAGCGCCCAGCACCAAGGGCGGCGGCATGACTGCCAACGCGCGGTATGGGATTGTTTCCCAAGAGCGCGAGGGTGTGGTGTTGAGCCGGGCGGAACAGTTGACCCGCGAACGTCAACGACGCGCTGGCTAGTTTTAAGCTTGGGTTGTTTAGATGGGCTCGGGAGTTAAATCCTGAGCCTTTTTTGTGCGTGGGAACTGTACTAGCAAATACCCAGATCGCGGGATGCGTGATGGGTGCCGAATCGCGGGATGCGTGACGGAGGCTCACCCACTCACGAGTAAACCAAAATGGCATTAACTCTTCTAGAATCGGCAAAACTTGCCCCGGATGTTCAAACCCGCGTGGTGATTGAAGAATACGCGGCCAGCTCTGATATTTTGACCGCGATTCCTTTTAAGGATTTAGACGGCGGCGCTTACTCCTACAACCGCGAACACACGCTACCTGGCATCGGGTTTCGTGGTGTCAACGAAGCCTTCTCCGAATCCACTGGCGTGATCAACCCTCAAGTTGAAGCTTTGAAGATCGCGGGCGGCGACCTGGACGTTGACTCGTTCATCATCAATACCCAAGGTGATGGCGTTCGCGCTTCCCACGAAATGATGAAGGTGAAGGCGCTATCCCAGAGCTGGACTCGCAACTTCTTGAAAGGCGACTCTCGCACCGACCCTCGCGTGTTTGATGGCTTGCAAGTGCGGCTGACGGGTTCTCAACTGCTGTCCAACGCCAACGCAGGCGCTGCCCTGTCTCTAGCTGCATTGGATGCGCTGATTGATGAAGTGTCTAGTCCGACTCACTTGATTATGTCGAAGGCAATGCGCCGCCGGTTGACTCAGGCAAGCCGCACCCAAGGCGTGACTGGTTTTGTTGATTGGAAGCCGGATGAACTGGGTCGCCAAGCTGCCTACTACCAAGATTTGCCCATCCTGATTGCCTGGAAAGACAACAACGACATGGAAATCTTGGACTTCACCGAGACGAGTCCGGATGGCACCACCAGCACCGTTTGTACCTCTATCTATTGCGTTAGCTTCGGCGACATGATGGTGGAAGGTTTGCAAGGGCGCAACTCTGAAGGCTCCTACGGCATTTCCACTCGCGACCTTGGCGAACTCGAAACCAAGCCCGTCTACCGCACCCGCGTAGATTGGAACACTGCGATCGCTGTTCAACATGGCCGCGCCGCCGCTCGTCTTGCCGGTGTCACCAACGCGGCTGTTGTCGCCTAGTAAACCTTATTTTGGAGGGCTAACCAATGCCTCTTTCAACCCTCGGCAATCGCCGTAGTGATACGTTCGATGCAAACCTGGAATTGCGCCCCTATACGGCTGCTGCAATCTCCGCGACGACTTCCGGAACCGCTGTTGACCTGATTGGCGCGGCAATGAGCGAGTTTAAGTGCGCTGTCATCATGGGCGCTTTTACTTCGTTCGTTGATACGGTGAACTTTTGGACTTTTTCAGTTGAGGTGGCGATCACGTCGTCCTTCGTTGAAATTGCCCGGTTCTCGCCTAAGAGTGGCGCTGCTCAACAGATTGATATCCCTCTCTCGGGTTATCTGGTCGATGATGCGGTGCCGACTGCCGCCAAGATTCGGATCGTGGCAACCAAGACCGGGTCGCCCGGCGCTCTCACCTACGGAGCCTTCCTGGCTCGGGATATGTGCTAATCATGCCAATCACAATCTATAAGGATGGCGGTGAACGGCGGATTTTCCCCGTGGATTTGGCAGGCTGGCTGTCCCACGGTTGGACACTAGAACCGGTTCCACCTGAACCTGTAGCTCCGGAAGTTGTGGAGTCTGATCAGGTAGACCCTGATCCAGCTCCCGCTCCGAAGTCCCGCAAGTCCGCACCAGCAAATCCTGCATAATTCGCAGATAATGACAAGAGTCCTCAACCGGGGGCTCTTGCTGTTTTTAGGGAAATGTGGATAAACGAATATTGACAGGGGTTGGGGTGGCTGTTGTTGCGGGTGCCCTGTGGGTGGGATATACGCTACTGAATCCATCTGGCATCACGCTCAAGAAATGCAACAAAGTCACGACCGAGATGACGCGGGATGATGTGGTCAAGCTGATGGGAATGCCGGGGAAACAATTCAATATCGGATTGGATGACACGATAACCGAGGTTCAATTTATGAACTCCGACAAGAGTTTTTGTAAGGTCAGGTTTATTGGGGAACGCGCCTACAAAGCTGATAGCGAGGGACTGGAGTAGCTTAATCTTTTGGTGAATCATGGCGTAGGAACTCTAGGGGCGACCAACCTCTAGAGGTCCTGAAATGGCTGCTCTTAATCTTACGATTGGGAACAAGACTGCACTTTATTTCGCAGTTTTGGATCCCGTTACCCAAGCGGCTGATCCGTTTGTGGTTCCGTCAACTGTTGCGATCACCACGTCGGCATTGTTTGCATCTGCGGCAACCACGATCGCTGTCACCGCTCTTCCCGGTCCTATCCCCGCCGGTACCGCTATCAAGCTGACCACGGTTTCTCCTGCTGCATCGGTGACGGTCTATACGTCTGCGCCTTCTGCGTCCGGTGCAACTGCGCTTACCGTACTGCCAACCTCGGCTGGTTTGGGCACCGCTGCAACTGGCTCTTATGTGCCCAAATTGCTTCTGCAAGGTGGTACGACTTCCAGCCCGCAGATTACCTCTCAGAACACTGAGACCAAAGTCTATGGACAGGAGTTGACCTACGCCGATGGTGCTATCACCTCCGCGTCTTGGATGGTTGACTATACCTCCAACTTCCTACCCTCTGACCCTGCCTTTTATCGCCTGACCTATGCGGCTCAATACGCGGTTTCTGGTGTGGCTGGCTATCTGTGGTTCTACTATCCGCCCTCCGCCGGTAAAACGCTGGGTCAAGGGATGGCGGGCGTTGTCCAGTTGGAAAGTTTCAGTGCAACGGCTCCAGCTGACGGCATTGTGACGGTTACCACCAAGTTCCTTGGACGTGGTACTCCTGTCCTCACGCCTGAAGTCGCCTAGTTGCCTAACCCTCTGTAGGGTCATTGTTGTCCAGAGTAGCCGGGGAGGTCCTCGGCTTTTCTTTGTTAATATTGAGGCTTGTGAGTCGTTTATAGCGAGTGCAGAACATGAGGGGATCTTTGTCTAGCCGGGTCAACGCTTCTTTGGCGGAATACAAGAGGTTTAGCGCCTTGACTACTGAGCAAAAAATACAGACGCTAAAGCTGGATTCTATTAGGGACAAGATTGTTGCGGATCTCCAAGCTGAAAAAGATCAAAAGGCTGCGGAGAGTGCCGATTAATAGCGCTATGTCCAGGCAGATCGACTGTAGGAACACTACCGACGACAACGTTAGTTACCTGGACACAACACATGCTTTTACCGTTTAAGACAGAGCCGAAATCCGCAGAATTGGTACTGGTCGGAACCGAAGAATCTGGGACACTGGAAATCAAAAAGCTGAATGGGTTAACCCCGGCTGAGCATGGATTCATTCAGCGCCAAGGGTTGCCAGACACTCAAAAGCGCATGGTGCAAAGCGCTCGGAATATTGCAGAACGCACCGGCGCAAGTTTTGTTGAAGTTTACGACGAATTTGTGGCGCGGATTGGCGGGCGGTTCAATCTGCTGAGTGTTGGCGACCGGGTCACTATCAAAAACATCAAAAAACTAGATGGCAAAGTCGGAACCATCTCTGAGTTTGTCGATGAAGACAAGTTTGCGATGATTCAGGTTGATGATTCTGTGAAGGTTGAAAAGGTATCTTTGCAGGACCTAGACCGCGTTTCAGTGCTGAACATGGCGGAATGCCTGGATGAAATCCTAGAGTGCCAATCGATGCTCCAGGAATCCGCAGATCGTCGTAAGTTGGTTTACGCCACAGCGATCGCCCGCTATCGGCTATCCCCTCAAGAATCGCTAGGACCGCTCGAAGCCTTTGCCAAGATTGCGGAGAAAGCTCTGGTGAAGCGCCTTGACCAACGCGCTGGCTCTGAAGCTGCCCGATTGATTCGGCAGGAGCTAGAGGACGAATGCGAGATTTTCAGTATTGAGGCGATGGCGCTCCAGCATCCCGCATTGGTTCAAGCATTGGCAGAGTTTGCCAGTAAAGAAGAAAAGGGCTGGCCAAAGCCTGAACCCGAAAAGGATGAGAAGCCTGAGGCAAGCACTGAGGAAGCGCTGGGAAAATCCTAGAGCGAGAACCGGAGGAGGCCGACTGGGCGTCAATCTTTTGGCGGGTGCGTGGGTACTGGCCGGATGATGCCCGGTTCTCTGCTGAGTCGTTTGGGTTCCAGCCGTTATGGTTGATTATGCAGGCGCTGGAGTGGGGCGCAAAACTGCGGCATGAGGCGTTGCATTTGGGTGAGTTGGGGATAGCTCAACTCTCGTGTCTCTATTTCAACAACAATAGAGATCCCAAGTCACAGCGCATCCCAGAATCGGAGTTCTACAGGTTTGCGCCGCCTGACCCAGCTAAGCAAATTGATTCAGATGCCTGCAACGTGTACTTCGACTTCCTGAAAGAGGAGCTGTTGCCGATCTGGGTGGCAGGGCTGGTCTCAGGACCTACGCTGAAAACGCTGGTGTCCTGCAAAACTGGCGCGGCTCTACCAAAGGTCAGATTGTGGATTTCTGAGGATGTTTACCTGTTCTGTCCTCGCATCAAAAACGGGGTTGTGTTTGCACCCCTGGCGATGGTTCAGAACACCAACCTAGAAGAAGTTACCTTAACGGATTTCGATACCGGCTCTCAAATCAGGATGAGGCTGGACAGTGGGGAATCTCGCTGTACGCTCAATGAAGAGTTCAGAATACTAAACGACTAAAAGGAGCCACATGAAAACACTCAAATGGAAAGCGCCTAGCCGGGTGCGAATTCTAAAAACCGTCGTGATTTATGGTCCGCTATTGGTTCTGATTTTTTCTGCCAATATCTTCGGGCAACCTCTCGTAATTCTGGGGCTGATGATGGTTCCAGTTTTTCAAGCGTACGCGGATCTGGTGGATGCCATCTTCGCCAGAATCAGGAACGCGGGGAATCGGTGATTTATGTCCCAAGAGAAAACGTCTCACCTGATTATCAAAGCGGTCATAACGCTGATGCCTGTCGTTCTGTTTGTGATTGAAAAAGACGGATTCTTCTACGGATCCGTGAAGCTGGCAGCCTATGTCGCATACATCGGAGTCATGGCAACTCTTTTCAAGGCGCTGAGATAGGTAGTCCTTGAAATTCCACCGTAGGAACCCTAGGGGCAAATATCCCTGGGGTTTGCTGCTATGTCTGAAATCGTCGGCTCGATTGGGATTGAGCTAAAGCTAGAGCGAGAGCAGTTTGACGCAGACTTGCAATCCCTAGAGGCGTTGCAGAATAAGGCGCTCAAGTTCTCCCCGATTCTCAACACTGGTGACATCTCCAAGCAGATGGGGCAGTTTGGCGATCGCTCTTTCAGCGTTAAAGCGGTTGTTGACGATACGCAGCTCACGGCACTCAACAAACACTTAGACCTAAAGCAGCGACATTTCGCACAGGTTTCCAGTTATTTCAAAAGTGCAGCATTAACCCCAAAAGTTGACTTATCCGGCATCAATGCGCTTGATGGACAGCTTGATTCCATTCGCTCCAATATTGAGTCCCTGAGCGGATCGTCGGTGAGTGTTGGGGTTGATGTTGACTCCTCGGCCATTGATGCAGCATTGGGCAAGGTGCAAGCGCTGCAAACGCGGGCGGCGCAATCGGTTAGGGTTGCCAGATCCGGCGGTACCGACACGACGCAAACCGAGGAAGACCTAGCCAAGGCTGTTGAGCGGGGGTTTAAGAAGGCTTCTGGCAATAACCCCGCAAAAGCGCTGATGAGTACCCTTTTCAGGTCGGTAACGGCTCCCGTGCGGCTGGCGTTTGACGTGTCCAAGGGGGCGTTGTCTTCCACAATCCAGGGCATTGTTCTGGGCACAACCCAGGAGATGAGTAAATCTCTAGGTTCTGGTGTTAGCCGTGCGCTGGAGCAGTCTCTCTCTGGCATCGGTGGAACCGGGGCGATCGGTGAGGCTTTAGGCGAAACACTGGTAAGCGGCGTTGTGCGCGGCGTCAAGGGTTTAGACCAACTCCCCCAAACGGTGGAATCCGCGATTGAGGGGCTGCCCAAGTTCCTGGAGAAAGCGCTGGGTGTTCCGGTTGCTATTCCTACGGCTCCCTTTAAGAAGGCGGCAAAGAGAGCCCGCGAAGCTGTCGAGAGCGAGATGAAAGGCGCTCGGGATGCAGCGAACTTTGTCGGGTCTGTGGGCGCGTCTGCCATTGGTGAGGAGCGGATGCGGGATTATGGGCTGGAGTCCCGAGCGGCGCAGCGAAAAGCAAAGAGCGATCGCACGCCCATCACTCGGGAGCAAGCTGCCAAAGAGCGTCAAGAAGCATTGCGCCGGTATGAAGACGTTGAGATGCGGGCGCAACCGCAGGCAAGAATCGACAGTTTCCGCACGGGAGTTGTCGAGAAACTTCAGGATAACTATGGTCAGAAATTAGCCGAGTTTGAAAGTATCGATTCGGTCTCAGGGCAAAGCGCGGCTGAAGTTGAGCGGGCAAAGCAGCTACTACAAGAGGTCAAGGTTGCCGAGTCTCAGTGGAAAGAAGCCGATGCGATTCTCCAACAGGCTATCAAAGACCGTGAGCAGCTTGCTATTGAACTGGAGAAAGTCAACCTAGCTAAAAAGCGTTATGAGGAGGTCGTCGATAAAACCCCCACGGCGTATAAGCAAGTCCTCAAAGACGTTGCTGGCGCCGACGTGCCGGAAGACCAGCGCCCTGAGTTGGTTGTTGCCGATGAGAAATTGCAGGCGAAAAATGCTGACGCCTTGTACGGTGTTGGCACAAACCGGATCTATGTAAAGCAATCCGACTATGACCAGATCCAGCAAAACAAATCAGCATCAGGGCTGAATCCCGAGACCCGGCAATACCTGACCCATGAAGCGGTGCACGGTACGCAGTTTGGTTTTGGGTCCAATGAAGGGATCCAAGCGTATCGGAACAAAGAATCATTAACAGACCTAGCCAAGCCTGATGCATCCAGCCTCCCTGAATACACAGAATTCCTCAGCCGTGGTTATGCCGAGGATGTTCTGCCCGTTGAATTTGACGCTGAATATCGCGCCAGAGAATTAGAGAAAAAACGTAAAGCTGACCCCAAGAAAGCAATCAAAGCGCAGGTCTCGGGGACGGCTCAGATTGGCATGGCGCGGGAAAACATTTCTGCGAGTGAAGCGCAGCTAGACAAAGAGCTGTCCCGCCTAGACCGTGTTGGCGTTGCCGCGCCAAAGACGCGGGGTGCCATTTCAATTCTCAAGCGAAAGAACCAGGACGCATTGGCAGCGCTCAAAGACTATGAGGAGCTAATCGGTGAGCTGGGCAATGCATCCGCTGCCGTAGTTGAGCAGGTTAGTTCAGGAGTGGCAAATGCGGCGCAAGCTTCAGGCACTCGGAAGGCTCTATCTGGCAAGCTTTTTGCAGGGTTTGCGAAGGAAGAGATTGTCGGAGAAAAGGCACGCGCCAAAAAACAAAAGCCATTATTAGGCGCTCGACCGGAGGACATTGACGCCAATGTTGACAAATTCTTTGATGACCAATCCGCCAACATCGATGTTCCCAAAAAGCAGTTTGAGAAAACCTATCTCAAAGGCGACCTCTGGGAAAATCCGATCGCTCCTCCCAACTCCACAACGGGCTACCTAAATGTTCAAGCGGGCAAAGTCCAGGCACCCCCATCACGGCTAGAGATTGCCAAGGAAAAGGCTAAAGCTGGCGCGGTTGGAGCCGCCACAAAAGCGCGTCAGGGGATGGCGTGGCTATCGGCTCGTGAGTACGAAATCGACACTGACAAGATCAAGGACCGCGCAGTAGGTGCCGCTAACATTGCCGGGAAAGTTGCGGGCGTTGTCGCTGGTGGGACTAAAGCGGTTGCCGGTGGCGGGCGATCTGTGTTCCGGCAATTGCAAGCCGCTGGAGCCTCTACAGGCAGCGCACTGGCGGTTGTTGGCGAAAATCAAACCACTCAAGGCATCGTCAAAGCGGGGGCTAGTGTTGCCTACGCTCTGGGGACTGCGGCAAAAGCTGGTTGGACGCTGGCTAAGGGTGTTGAGTCAGTCGCGCTTGACCTAATCCCAGCGGGACGAATGCTTAAAGGCGGGATTCAGCAAGTCGCCTTGCCTGCCGCAGGATTTGCCGCTGCGTCTCACATGCTACCTGGCGGCGCTGTTGCCGCTCAGGGGTTGCAGCAAATGGTGGGCGGCGTTCTGGGTCCGATAATGGGCACTGGCACCAACGCGATCGCGGGCGGTGCTGCCGACTTTGCCATGAACGCATTCCCGCACGCCATGGGAATCGCTAGTGGCGTCTCTGGGGCAGCAACGGGCGCTATCCACGCGATTGGCGGTGCTGCTACTGAGATGGCAATCCAAGCGGGCACCGTCATCCTTGGTGGGAAAGCTTTACAGGTTGGCGCTGGGCTTGCTGCTAATGGCGCAGTTGGTGCTGTGAAGGGGGCTTTGCCATCGGGTGAGAACAAGTTGGCGTTACCCCCTGCGGTTGAAAAGTCGAAGCCGTTAGCGTTGCCAGGGTCTAAGCTCAGCCTCCCAGAAAAAGCGGAGCCGATGCTAGTTGAGGCGGCGAGAGAGAAGCCCAAGCAAAAGGCGCTGTCACTGTCTCTACCCACCGACGACATCCCCGTAATCTCAACTCGAAAGTTTGAGGAAGAGCCGTTAAAGCCAGAGCCCAAACCCAAAAAAGAGAAGCGGAAAAAGCCAGAGCCCGAACCAGCGGCTATCACTGTTGACGCCACCCCGATCACGATAGAAGCAAAGCCTGCCACGGCTAAACGCGCAGAGCTTCCACCAGTGGAGGCAAAGACTGTCGTCGCTGAAGTGCTGCCGCCGGTCGCTGTTGCCGCGAAAAAGCCGGAACCCATCAAAGAAGTTAGCCAAGCTGACGCGCTAATCAAGTTTACCAAACAGGACATTTCCGGTAAGTTCGGCGAATCCTATGCAGCGGCGAAAGCAGCATTTGCAGCGGGCGACCTAAAAGCAGCTTCAGCCCACATCCAGGGAATCCGCAGGATGGCGGATCAGGCTCAATCTGACATCGGCGGTTTCGTTACCTCACTTGGCGATGCCGCGAAGATGGGCACTGAGGTTGGCAATAAACTCAACGGCTACAAAGGGACGATTGGACGCTACCGAGGGTTGGCAACCACGCTAGAGCGCAAAGTTAACAAAGCTCAGCCCAAACCCGCAAGTGATCGCCCTGCCGAACTGGACGAAGGCTTGGCATCGCTCCGCAAAGAAGCTCTAGTGGGTCTCGCAGGCTTTGCCGGATCTCAAATGATTCACGGCAACGTAGGCGCGGCGATTGGCGGCACAGTGGCAACCATGGGCGCTCGTGTTGGCGCGACGGTTGTTGGCGCGGGACGGGATGCTTATCAAGGGCTCAAGAGCGATGAAGTGTTCAAGGCGGCGAGTGCCCTGGACAAATTCCGCATGATTCTGGAAGCCACGGGCAGCAAGCTCAGCGCAAAGGATGTGCAGGATGCTTTAGGCTCTGAGCTGTCTGGCGACCTCATCGGGAACCTGATCGGCAATGCAATTCCAGGCATGGGCGGGGCAGCAGCGGGATTGGTTGCTACGCCTCAACTCGTCAAACTCCGTGAAAAAATCAACTCACGGCTAAGCCCCGGTGAGTCTGCGGTTCCTGAGTTGAATGAAGGACTGGCAAGAAAGTCGGGCAATGCTGTGACGGGTGAGCTATCCGCTAAGCAGCAGGAAGTCCTCAAGTGGGCTCAAGGATTACTCGACCAGGCGATCGCCCAGGCCGAGAACATTGACAATCTTGGCGAGGCGCTCACTCAGCAACTCGGTGGATTCTCGGAGCGGGCAAACCTTGAAAGTGATTTGTCGGGGCTGGACGTTGACAAGGAGATTGGCAAGACTCCCCGGTCGCCCAATGGCATCAATCCCGAGACCTATGCCAGGGTGAAGCAAGAGGCTGATGCAGAGTACGAAAAGCGGAAAAAGGAACCCAGCAAGGACGAAGCGAAGGAACGAGTCAAGGCGGCGACTGGCAAGCTGAGTGAGAAGATTGGCGGTGGTCGGGCGGCGGCTGAAATCGATGAATTTACTGGGGCGCTGAAACGCTCTCAGAATCCATTCGGATCACTCATTGCCAATGCCGGGATGGCGGTTAAGGGCTTCATCGGGTTCACCGCCCTGTCTGTAGCTATCCCCATGTTGCAGCAGTTTGGCGCGGCATCAGTGCAGGCGGCCATCAAGGTGGGCAACCTGCAAACCGCCATGAGTTTTGCCATGGGTGGCAATGCCAAAGGGATGGAGGCGATTCAGTTTGCCAGGTCAACGGCGGAAGAGTTGGGCACCCCCATGGGCGCATCTCAGGAGGGCTTCAAAAAGCTGGCAGCTTCTACCCGTGGAACGGCTGTAGAAGGGCAGGCGACCAAAGATGTTTTTGTGGGGCTACAACAAGCCTCCACGGTTTTGGGGCTGTCCGGCGATGATACAGATCGTGCGTACCTGGCACTTTCGCAGTCGGCAAGTAAAGGCAAGGTACAAGCCGAAGAATTGCGCGGGCAGTTGGGTGAAGTCATCCCCGGTGTGATGTCGATCGCGGCGCGTTCCATGGGCGTCACCGAAGCTGAACTCGGCAAGCTGATGGAGACCGGGTCGCTATTCGCCAGTGACTTCCTACCCAAGTTTGGGCGGCAAATGCAGATTGAATTTGGGGGCGCGTCAGAGGATGCCTCGAAGAATCTGCAATCTAGCTTTAACAGGATGGAAGGCGCGAATCAGAAGCTGCAAGAGTCCTTCGGACAAGCTATTGCCCCGGCCATAAAACCGGCGATTGATGCGGTAGGGGCATCGCTGAATCTACTGGCAAACTACGGTGGCATAGTTGCCCAGTCCATGCTGATTCTAGGCGGCATCATCACAAATATGGTGCTGCGGTCTATGGTCGCATTGCCTGGGGCTGGAGCTTTGGCCGCTCAGGCATTTGCAGGGATGGGCAAAGCGGTGTTGGGTGTTGCGGCGGCGGCGGGTCCTTTGTTGCTCCAGTTTGCGGCAATCACGGCGGCGATCGCGGTTGCCCAAAATATCTTTGCCCGATTTGGCACGACTGACGCAGGCGCTAAATTCAGCGAACTTGCCAACAGTGCTGAAAAGAACATGGATCGCATTGCCAAAGCTGCCGCTAAAGCTCGCGGTGAAGTGGCGACAGTGGGGACTAAGCCCCAGGAGAATAACGGGGACAACCTGGCGAAAGAGGGCGATTTCGTTGATAGTGCAATTGTCCAGTACAACCGCGCCAACCGCTCTGTCAACAAGTTTTTAGGGTTGGACGAGAACCAAGGCAGCTTCAAAACCTCCGGGGAATCGCAGTACGAAAACGACCTGAAGCAACTTAAGCGGTCCTCTGAGGGATCTCAAAAGCTTGCCTCCATTGACTTGAGCAAGGACTTCGCGCCAGCCCTCGAAAAAATGCAGACGCTGGACGCTGAAACTGCGGCACTGCAAACCCGGCGGCGCATCGTTGCCAGTAAGCCAAAAGTTGACAAGGCTGAAATCGAAAAGATCGACGCACAGCTTAAGGAGAAATCCAAAGAGAAAGAGGTTGCGTCTGACGTTGTAACCTCTACGCAGTCGGCAATTGAGCAGGATTTGGCAGGCAAAAAGAAAGCGCGTGAGGGGGTCTTGGCTGATACCAAGATGAACGATGCGCAAAAAGCCGAACAATTAGCGATTCTTGACCCTGACATCAAGAATCTAGAAGCGGCAAAATCCAAAATGGACGAGCTGACCCTCGGCATGAAGACCTCTGTCTCTGCCGGGGCTGAACTATCCAAGCAATTCACCGAGATTGCCTCCGAGATTGACAAGGCGGCTGAAGCTCGTGAAAAGCTGTTCTCTGAAAAGCGGATCGCTACCAACACGGCAGACCTTTCAGGCTTCAAATCTGACACGCTTAACAGCCCGAAGATGGCGCTAAAGCGGGCTGAAACCGAATCAGAAAGCGCCTTTGCCACGCTTAATGATTTGCAGAACGCGCAGACAAAACGCAAAGGACTGCTGACAACTGATGCAGCGTCCTCAGCTATGGCGGCGATGCCTGTCGGCAACACTGGCGAAACTATCACCATGGATTCGTCCATGTCTGACATCGAGAAAGCTCGGAAGATGTTGGGAGATCGCAATGCCAAGAACGCAGATCAGCACGACGTTCTCGACAACTTGAAGACCTATAAGGAGTCGGAAAAAGAAGTCGCAGGCGCTCGTGAAGGGTTGGGCAGTGCTGAGCTGAATCGCCTGAAGGTCCAGGAATCGTCCACACTGGCGGCGCAGGACAAAAAGGCGAGTAATGCCGAATCCGACATCAAGCGCGGTGAATCTGGGGAGATCGCTGGGGTGAAGGCTAAAGCCAGAAAAGGGCGGGCAACCAATGTCTTTGCTGAGGAAGACGCAGCGGTCGAAGTTGCCAAAATCCAGTTAACCTCCGTCAACAAAGGCGAAAACGTCGCCAAGGAACAACTGGCGGAACTAGAAGCCGCCCGCGCTGCTGGGTTGATTGGGGCTGAGGAATACGACAAGCGACAACGTGACCTGTCTGAAAAACTAGCTGACTTCAAAATCAAAAAAGAGGAAGCTGTTGCCGCTGTTGAGGAAGCAGTTAGACGGAAAGCCATTGAGGGCATGGAGCGCAAATCGCGGGTTGCCATTGCCTCCGCCGAACTGGAAGCGGGTAAGAAGACGCTGGACATTAAGTCCGGGTTGTTGGGTGCTGGCGTTAAAAACGTGGACAAGCAGCAGCAGGTTTCCATCACCACCAATGATGAGGAGCTAAAGCTTGCCGCCACCAAGACTCAGATTAAGCAGCGCGAATTGGCAGAAGTTAAAGACTTGAAAGCCAAAAAGATTCTGTCTGCCAAGGAAGCGGCGGATCGAGAAATGGCGCTGAATGCTGAAATCCAGGACGGGAACGCCAAACAATTGGATCTCAAACTGGAGAAAGAGCGACTGGTGTTTGACCAGGCAATTCGCCAGATTGAAAAGCAAGTGGATGCCCAGAAACGCGCTTCAGATCTTGCCATTGCGGGCTATGACTTGCAGAAGTCGGCGCTCTCCAATCAAGCAACCGTCCTAGAGCGTCGCAAGTCCGGGCTGGAATCTGAACTGAAGCTCAATAAGGCGATCGCTGATTCTCGCATTTCCAGCCTGACTAATCGTGCTAGTGACGCGGGTGAGGCTGCAAGCTCTATCAAACAGCTCAACGCCAAAGATACCGGGGCAAACCTGCGAAAGGTGCTGGGACAGCAAGCCTCTAATCTGGGCTTTGGTGGTGGGGCTAAGGAGGAGTTGAACGCGGTCAAAGCGAAGGCGGCGCTAGAGGCTGAGGCTGAAAACGAGAAACTCGCAGCCATGGCACAGCAGCAGGAAATCGAACGGGAATCCATCAAGCTCGGATTGCAACGGGAAGGTATCTCCGCTCGGATTGCTGTGATTGAGGCTAAGCGTGCTGAGGTCGAGTCGAAACGCAACCTAAACGAGGCACAGGGCAACCTACTTAAAGCCAAGAAGGGCGGCGATGCCAATGAGATTGCTAACGCTGAAGTTGGCGTGCAGATTGCTCAACAGAATGTGGCGCTATCGGGTGAAGGAACGAAGCTGGCAGAACAGGGCGTTGGGCTTGTGGACAGCCAGGCGCAGAAAGAGCTGCAAGCTACAGCCATCCAGCAAGGGCAAGCGCGGGCAGATGCTGTCAGCGAGGCAAACCGGGCACAGCGGCAACGCGAACGGGATATCGCCAGTACTGCGGACACCCTAGGGATTTCTGGGGAGTCTTCCGTGATGGGTTCCCGGCGCAACTTTGGCGGCAATCCATACTCTCAGGCATCCACCGACTTCGCCGCCTACTCGCAATCCCTGAGCAAGATTGATATTCCATCGGGTCCTGTGCCCAGTGAATCGCGAGTTGAAGGGCTTGGCGGCAATCAGGACATTGTGAAAAAGCTGGATGAGTTGAGCGGCAACATTATCCAGCTTGCCAACTCGCCGCGATCGCTCAGCTTTGCCACCAAAGACCCGGTTTCTGACTACTCTAAGTGGCTCAATGAGCAGGCGGGGTCTATGGCGCGGCAGTAAGACTAACAAAGAGTTCTGAGGCGGTAGCTAAGGTTCTGCGCTGCATCTCCTGGAATTGTTCAAGTTCGGCTAGGCTGTCAAAGTCCTGAATGTACATGTCCCAATTTGAGAATCCGTTTGACCATATCCTCGTATCCAGCCTTGAAGGTCCAGCCCCCTCGTAGTTGTTTAGAGTGAGTCCCCACTCGCTGAATAGTAATTCGTCCGGCATTGGGGGCTTGTCGGACAGGTTCTGGACTATTTGACAGCCATCAGCAGTTTTGACGCAATCGTAAACAATAACGACTAGAGTTTTGATCGGGGGAAATATTTCAAGGTCGCCACCCTCAAGAAAAATCAAGGCAAATTCGATATCGCTCCATATGTTTACGGATAGGACGCCGGGCGTTTTTTGGGCAAGCTCCCGTTGCACCGGGGTGGCGTCATTAGGAATAGTCGTGTGAGTCATTGCATAAGCCCTCCTTGAGGGATGGTGATGATTCAGTCCCCATTGTCAACCTTGCGCCTGCCCAGGGTTGACAATGGGATTAAGCGACGAATGGCGTATCAAGGCTGGACATGTATTCCAGGATGTCCTCGCGAACCGCCTCAAAGACTTTCCAGTCAACTTTATGATCAGCCACGGACATCATGCGAATGTGAACTTGAGTCCCTAAGTCAAGGAAAGATTCAATGCGGTCAACTCTGATAAAAACTGGGTTTCCATTTAGCGTGGCAAGTTTAATCACATGCGCTCCTTAAATAAGTTCTCGGCTACATCAAGCACTCGCAATTGCATTTGATGGGCGGCTAACAGGCGCTCTCGTTCAACAAAGTCGAGCCCTTCCCCGCTCTTCCATAAAACCGTGCCGTTAGCAAGAATGAGAGCATTGAACGCCGCGTTGCCGCTAAGAACTGCATACCCACGATCCGTCCCGACATGTGTGCTGATCATTTCTTCTTCAAGGAGGATGTGGTCCCTGTACCCGACAAATGCGTAGCCCGCTTCAGTATGCGGGGTAGAGATGCAGTTGAAAACTGTCGCCGACATGTAGCCATCGTCGTCAAGCGGATCGAAGAATGCCGCAAACCCAAGATCCAGCCAAACCTCAACATGCAGAATCTTTCCCCTGGGATTAGTCTTGACAAAGTCCAGGAGTTTTGCCGACGCGCTATTAATGGGCACAGGTATCATCCTCATCAAAAAACAAACACTCTACGCTCGTCTCCTGGTAGAACTTGAATTCAGCCTTTAAGCGATAGCCAATGACGCATTCCACGGGGCTGCCTATAGTGGCTGGGTCTTCTATCGTGTCAAAGGTTTGAAGCCTGGCAGATTCAAAAGCGTCCTAAACAAGTCCTCATCAAAGGTGTTTGCCGAAACTTCCAGCGTCCAGGACCCAGAATGGATCGCGCCTGTCCTCATGAATCCTGACGTAGAGCAGGGGATGGGGGGATCGTAGACAACGCCGAACTTGTAAGAGGTCACATTCACTAGATCGATCAGGGTGCTTCTGAGCTGCCCAACCTTTATCAGTTTGCCGCGTGTTGGCGCTCGTTCAATGGTCATAGGGGCTCCAGAGTTTCCCAAATTCTAGCCGATTGGGCGGTGGGAACTCTACCGAAAAGCTCTGGCACCTGTGGCAAACCGTCCCATCCGAATAACCATCGACACATTTACAACTGAACTGCGACGGTTCACACCCACTGGCTACGACGTGAAAGTCACAGCTTCAGGCGATGTGGAGTACTCGCTATTCGGTTCAGTCGTTGACGGTCCCGCGTTCGAGGAGAAACGGATCTGGACAATCTCCGCCTATACCGACCTCGCCGCAAAGCAGGCTCTATGGCGCATTTACAAACGCTCTGAGACAAAGCGCAAAGCCGCGCCAACAGACTTTTCCATCCTAATCGAGGATTACATCACGCCATTCATTGAGGACGGCTCTACGCGCACCCGTGGGCTTGCCACAAGCGGGGCTGTGGTGACTGACAGCGGCGGCATTAGCTACCCTGCCAAATACTACGCTCGGATGTTTGAGCCGACATTCGTTGAATACGACTATCGCGGACTGCATCTGTGCAGCTTTGTCCTAAAAGAACTGGACAAGGTGGCGCCATGATTAATCTGAGTGTTCGCAATTATTCCGTAGTCATTGCCGGGCTTGATTGCACGCGGGCACTCATGAGTTTTTCTGGGGCGGATACCCCAAATGAGCCGACAAACGGGCTTGTGGTTTTCAAAGGTTCCATGGTGTTGGGGCGTCCGATTGGGTTTGAATCAATCGACGATCGCCTAAACAATCGCTGGGCAATTAACGGCGTTATCAAAATCCTGGTCGCCAATGACTCGCAGGTTTTAGCGCCGCCTCCACGCGGGGCTGTTCAACGCATCCTGGAAAGCAGCTATGACCCCAAAAACAAAAAGCTGACAATCCAGTGTGGTGATGCCTTTGAGGCGCTAAAGGACAAGCAGCCGGCGGGTGACAAATCGGGTATTTGCCTGGGTGAATCCGAGGCGAAAGGCGCGGTGGTTTCTCGACTACTTGTGGCGGCGGGGGCTCCGGCTTTGAAAGCCGGTGACTCTATCCCTGGGTCTCTGGATTCGCCAACACCGAGAATGGCGGAGGGTAATTATATTGAGCAAGCTGGGAAGATTGCGGCGAGTGCTGGATATTTCCTCTGCATTGAAATGGGTGATGACGGCAATGAAGTGACGCGGGCGATCGCGGTTGACGCCAAAACCCGACAGGTGGATGCCATCACTCTATCCGCTGCCAATGTTGCCGACTCGGAGCGGGTGTCCGGGGAAGCCCCTCCGGGTGTGCTCACCGTAAAAGCCACTGCCACAATTACCCGATCCAACAGTGATGCCACCTACACCAGCGGGTTCGATCTGGGGATGATGGGCAGCGTGGGCGGTGCGGTGGCAGACCCGGCACAGCAAATCATTATTCGGTCTTGGCAGAAATCCGACGTGTTCAATCGCGGCGCAAAGATTCGCACCAATACATTCACCAGCTATCAACCCCTCGGGATTGTCCTGGGCGATGACAAGCGGTTTGCGGGCAATTCCGGGCTGGTTGTAGCGGAGCATAAAGTCAGCACCTACACCTACGAGCAAAACTCACCCATCGCCGGGAAGTCCGACTCTGATAAATGCGCTCAGGGTAATCAAGGGCGGTTGTTGAGCATCTTTGCAGAGACGTATCAGCCCCGTGGCGTAGCGCTTAAAGACGTTCTGGCGACATACCCCCAAAGCGATGACCAGATCGCGTTGCAGGGCGACAAATTGGAGCTGATGAAAGCCGAGGTTTCATTGACTTCCTACGTTTACGATCTGGGGCGCGTTTCTCAGGTTGGCTCTGGGAATGGTTGGCAAACTGAAACCCTGGGCGACGGTCCTCGAATCACGACAATCACCTATCGTCCTGTGGGTGCCATCATCCCTGATGAGTACGCCTACAAGTCCACAGGCACACCAGATCCAACACCACTCGCCATTGCCAGTAACAAATCCCAAACCTGGCAAGAGCTACGTTTTGGTGAGTGGTCTGAAGACACCGTGGAGTTTCAGGCGTTGGCATTGGTGGACAGCACGGGGGCTGACCGACTGAGAACCGTTTACAAGGACCGCCCCGACGATCTGCGGACGCTGTTGCTGAGTCTGCGGCAATCGTCTGGGGAGGAAACCATCTCCAACTCTGGGCAGGCAAACCCACCCGCCGCCGACACCTATCCCGCCGCCAAAACCAGCAAGCAAACCAGCGTGGAAGGCAAAGCGGTACTGCCGTCCAACTCCACAGACTCGCTGAAGCCTAAAGAGCAAACGCTAGGCTTCGACTACATTGCCGCAACAGCTTCGACTGAGGCGGGTGCAAAAGCGGCGGCAACGGCTGAGGCGACAAGGCTTGCAGGGATCTGGGGACCGGTGTTGTGGGGCAAGTATAAAACTTGCAGTTACTCGACTGACTTTAATGATGGCTGGCGCAGTTACAAGCCGATGGCGCGGATCGACGTAACTGAGCCAGAGGCAACGTTTTCTTATCTGGGGAATGCGTTTGCGATCGCTATTGCGGGCAACCGATGCGCCATTAGTTTCGATGGCATTCTGTTAGGCAAGACCGCTGTGGTGCCCCCTGGCGTAACGGTGCCGGATGTGTTCCCGCCGGTTGACGTGGCTCCGCCTTACAAGGTGGTCATCGTCGGCAATGCTGCGGTGGGTGCATCGGCGTCTGGCGTGGCGCAAACCTACGCGACGACGCTTCTAGTTACTGTGGGCAATGCTGCTGTGGGCGCGTCTGGCTTGGCTCGTGGATTCACAGTTTACGTCGGGCGTGCGAGGAGTAGCGGCGTTGTTGTTCCAAGGCAGCGCGTTATTGCCAGAGTTCAGAGTGCTGGCACTGTTTCGGCTGTCAGTCGCCCCGCTCCAGTTGTTGCGAGAATGGCATCACGTGGAGTGGTTGTCCCAAGAGACTTGGAAATCACACGGAATCAAAGCGGCGGTGTCAATGTGCCTCGTGACCTAGAAATCGCACGCGGGCAAATGCAGGGCTCGTCGTCTGCCTTTAGCGTGCCACCCGTCATCACCTCCCGGATGGCTAGCCGTGGCGTTGTCGTGCCGAATAGTGTGGCGGTAGGCAGGACTCGGACAAGCGGCAGTGGTGTTAGCATGTACAGCCCCACGATCGCGACACTGCAAGGCACGTCCGGCTTAACTCAACTGTTCAGTGGTTCATCGGTGGACGACGCAAATTTACAGATCCCAAATATCGGCTTTGATTTCTCGATATACGGCACAGTCTACAGATCGAACATCTTTGTCGGATCCAATAGCTACATAACCTTCGGGTTTGGATCAAGTAACTACTCAGGGCTAGGCATAACAAACCCAGGGCGGGCTCTAAACGTGTCTTCAGGAGACCGCAGTTGGAATCAGCTCTGGGGCGGTGGATTCACGTCAGGATCTGGTCTTGCGGCTTATCGGATCCGCTGGCATGGGAACAACTCAACAGGCGGACCCGGCTTGGAGGTTTGGGAGGCAACTTTATTTGCCGACGGCGCACTCATGCTCGTAATTGGCACATCGACAATGGGCAATGGGCTGAACATGCTCTCGTCTGGCGTTACCCTCAACACGCCGTTCACCTTCGCTCAGAATTCCAGTTTTGTATGGACTCCAGACGGATCTGGGTCCTACATCGTTCGCTCAGGTAGTTACACTTAAGGAATCAAAATGGAACCAACATACGCAGGCAACACAGACCTGGTCACTCAACTCAATGCGCTAAACCCCCGGCTTATTCTGCTAACCAGCTCAAGCGGACTTGCGGCTCAAATTGAAGCGGCAACAATGTCGCAGGTTGTGGCGTGCGAATACACCGGGGACTCCACCCGCTATCCATCACGCCCCTCGATCACGTTTGTGGCAATAACCGACGCCAGTAATCGCCGGGTTCGCGCTTTGGGCACCGTGACCATTCCCGCGCACACCACCACGCCCACGTTTGTTCGCCATGCCATTGTTTGCGACATCCCCAGTGGCGCGTCAGGCAGCGCCACGATCGGTAGCACCACAGGGCAACTGCGGTACATCACAGGCACGGCGTTCTCGCAGGCGACGGTGGCGACCAATGAACTGATCATCACATTGGCGATTGAGTTCGGCGGTCGTAACGCGACATTCTCAGCGTAGGAGTTATCATGCCTGTCACCTATCAAAACTCGTTCATCACCCGCCTAGCCTTGATGCAGGTTGGGCGGGCATCTGCGCCAAATCCCGCCAAAATCTACCTGCTTTGCATTGACTCCAGCTCGGTGGGCAGAGCGTCAACACCCGCTGAAATATTCCGATGGGAAATCCCCGCCGCTAACGGTTACACCCGGCGAAATATGGTCTGGGCAACTGATGGCGCCTACGACAACACAGATCAGCGTCATGAATTGCCCATGGTGTCAGCAACATTCACGGCAACAGGGTTGATTCAGTTTCAGAAGGTAGCGATCGCGGTTGATTGCCACGCCCAAACCGACGCCACATTCACCAACTCTGGCGTCAATACCGGCTCTAGCACCATCACCATTGCGGGTAACTCGCTCGTGAATGGCGACTCGGTGCTGTTTAGACCCGATGCCGGTGCGACTCTCTTTGGCGGTGTCACTGCCCACACAGAGTACAAAGTCACTGGCAAGTCCGGCGACTCATTCGGGTTGACAACAGCGGCGGGCGCAGCGGTGACTCTCTCTAGCGCGGGTTCTGGGACGTTCTTCATGCGATATGCCACAGGGCAAATCATGCTGATGGACGACCAGATTGTGTTGCTGCAATCAGGACGGCCCTGGGAGTATCAAGCGAACCTTACCCAGATGAATTCGACCTATGGAACCGGCGTCTAACCCCCTCGACTTGTTAAGGCAGCGCCGCGCAATCAACCGCGTGGAGGCTGCCATGCGCAAAACCGAAGAGACACCCAAACCCGGTGGTTATCGCTATCTAGGACGCAACGCTGACACGGGGCAAGGGCTCATCGTGGGAAATGATGGCAGTATAATTCCTGGCGAAATCATCACGAGCGGGCATATCAAACCGGGGCAAGCGGTGAGGGTGGCGCAGGCGGGCGGCATGGTGCAGCTCGACCAAAAGCCACGGGTGCGGAAGGTGCCGCCGGTTGTAGTGAAGAAGGAAGAAGGCGGGAATGTCAAAATCCTGTTTTCGGTCCTGGAGGGGACACAAAACGTTTTTTATATTGGCGGCGATCGCAAAACGCCTAAAGAGGTGTACCGGGAAACGATCCCTGCTTCCGGCTTCTCTACCAATGGGTATATAACAAATTCTGGTAAAGGGACAAATAAATGGATTGTCGGCATTCAGTCAGGTCCATCTAACACTTACAACTTCAGAAAGAAGAATATAAAAACAATCACACCAAATGAAGTATTAAGTAATACTCACCCAGGTGAATACCCTTATTGGCGTGGACATGGGAATTGGGTAGAGGCTTTGTACGTTTTAACCGTAATCGCAAGCCAAAGGACCTATGTTCAAACTTTAAGGAGAGGGACCCCCCCTTTTGAAACCATTCTAGATCAATATAGTGGTTACTATGAAACGAAGCTAGAGTTTTACTCTGTGTTTCAGGGAGCAACCTCAAAAACAGAAGCACGTATAATCACAAGTCAGCTTGATAATTGGCCGGATTCTAGCGGCTTGGGAGTGTATGGAACTGGAACTATCAGCGGTAATTATTTTGCCCTGCCTGGGGTGTCTAGATCGTATAGTATATCAAGCTTAGACACCGGTGGGTCCAACGGTGGAACGTCTTACGAGCAACCCGCTTCAGTCCCTTATATTGTCTTGTATGACGATATAGCAAAGACTTCTATTATCCAGAGATCTGAATATCAATACAACTACTTGTTTCCGATTGCTTCGTTTGTTAACGAATCTGAAACTATTGAGATAGATGGTTCGCTGTTGTTTGGGACAAGAGACCCTTACGGTGTCAGGGCTGTCCCCTGGGTGACGGACTCCAATCCTCTTCCGTTGCTATTTGACAAATGGGGGCTACTAGATGAATCCAACCTGGTAAATGATTCTATTTTTAGAGTGGTTTTTAGCGACGGGATAAAGAAAACAGATAACGGAACAGGCAAAATTTCCGTTAACACCTTAAACGTTAGAACAGGAACGTTCAGCACGATTAAAACTAAATTTTTCCCTATTGCCGCAAGCAGCGCAGTTATCCATTCCGCCTCCTACCACCCATGACCACCCTCCAACAGCAAAACCTAGACGCCATCACCGCCAAGAAATACGATCGCCTCTCCGCCCAAACAGCGCCAAAATCCCCTGAATCCCTAGGCTTCTACGTGGGCTGGGACTACAGCCGCAACCTCCACACGGCAACCCTGAGGGACGGCAATCTCGTATGGGGTAATATGCTCAGCACGGGATCTGTGGGGATTGGCGACCCCGTTACAGTGCAGCTCGACGGGAGTAGCGCCATTGCCGCGTTCAAAGTGACGCCAAGGTAAAAACATGGAATCCGTCCTCGAAATTCTCGCCCAACGTCGCGCCCAAAACCGCTTAGAAGCCGCGCGAAAAACTCAGCAGACTAATAAAACCCTCAG